ATTCTACAGCTTTTTGATCTGCAGTTTTACCTGCTTCCATAACTTCAGTAGTTTTTAAAAAATCATCATACTTTTCAACAGATGATCTTTCATCTGTATCTACTTCTTTATCTTTTCCAAAAGAAGCAAGAGCTTCACCTGTTTTTTTTAAAAAGTCTAAATTAAATTCCATATTTTAAATGAGGGCCCGAAGGCCCTCGAATTATTTATTAACTTAAATTAATATTTTGTGCGTAAGTGATAGTTACTGTACAAGCACCTGCTGAAGCATCTTGGTTTGCTCCATTATAAATAAATGCTATTTTAACATCACTCGTTCCAACATCTTTCCAAGTTGAACACAAACCTGTTGTACCTAAGGCAACTGGACCTATTGCTGAAATAACTGCGTCATCAACATAAAGATCAGAATTACCTACAATTCCAATATCAAGTAAATCAGTACCTGAATCATTAAAAGCAGTTTCAACATTTATATCAATTGATATTATTTGTGAATTTGCCGGTATTACGACACTTGAAGAAACATCTGCTCCTTCTTGTCCAAAAGCTAATGAAAATGTTTGGGACATTATAACTTGACCGACGTTTGCAACGTTGGTTCCAACAGTTGTACCTGTAGTGTTTGAAATCGTTCCCGCTTTTATCGGTCCCGAAAAGGTTGTATTTGCCATGATAGTTCTCCTAGTTAAATTCTACATAGTCTCTAGGCCGTCGACTATACCGCGTCTATGTAAAACATTAATTAATTTATGTATAGTGCGAATATTATATGTTATTTTTAAGTGGAGTGCAAGAGATCCCTAGGTATTTATGCATTTCAGCGATGTAGCTTTTGTCTAAGTAGCTACAGAAACTTGTGGAGCAGAACCTTCTACGTTGTTCTGTAAGTGAGCAATTCTAGCTTCTTCAAGCTTGATCTTTGTAATGACTTCTTTAACTTTGTCATCAATTCTGACCATTTCAAGAGTGTATCTGTCATTAGATAGATGCTCCTGTTCCCACTTCAACTCCAAGGACCTTTTTGCTTTGTATAGGTCTTGTATCATTAATAACCTCTTCATAAGTTATTCTATTTATTCCCGAATGATAACTATCTCCGAGATATTCCCAGACTATACTATTTTCTCCGAGTTTGTCAAGTATAGCTTTTTCAACTAATTCTGGTGTGTCTTCAACATGTTCAATACTAAATTTAGCATGGTGATTGTAAGCCCAGATATTGATGAGAGTTTTTTTCATATTATCACTTTCGTAGTTAAATGTGGCGGAACTATGTCCCGCCACAAAATATTTAAGTATTAAGCTCCTGGTGAAGCGAAGATACCTCTATAGTCAGATACGCCAAAAACGTATCTTTCTCTAGCTTTGTATCTAACATTACCAGTATCGAAATCCCCTTCCATTTTAGTAGACATAGGAGTTCTTTGGAAATGTTTCATACCATTTGGCACGTCTGTAATAATAAAGAACGCATCAGTGTCTGTTAAGTAATTGTTAACAGAGTAACCTTGAGGAATCATCCCCATAGATTTGATAGCATTGATATCATTATCAGCAGTTCCAACTCTACCAGCAGAAGCCATAAGTCTTTCAGCTGTGAATTGTAGTGCAGATGGGATAATCATCTTCATACCCTTAGCAGCGATTTTTAAACCTCTTTCATCAGTCATAGCAGCGATATCAATCAATGCTTGTTCTAATGAAGTTTCGTTTAAATCCGCAGCAGTTGCTAGTGTGTTAGACACAGTTCCAGCAATTGTAGGGTGGTTAGTAGCAAAAAGAGCTGATCCATCACCTGAAGTGAATGTACCAAATCCGTTATTAAGCGGATTAACTGCTTTTACTTGCTTAGTTTGAGCCATAGATCTTGCTAAAGCTTTAGTGTATCTAGAAGCCAGTCTGTCATATAGATTGTCCTCAATTGCTTCCTCAGTGATAGCAAAAGCGAGAGCAATAGTCTCGTTAGTGTATCTAGCTGTGAAAGTTTCTTGAGCGTTATCATATGTAACACCTGAACCTTCCGGTTTCACTTGTGCTTGTGCAAAACCACTCAACATTACTTCTTCTTCAAAAGCTCTGTCAGATGACTCTGTAGCATAAATATCAGCTGACTGATTTTCATACTGTTTGTATTCCAGGCCGAATAAAGCATTCAATCCTGGCTCTAACTCTTTTACGAGTTGGTTTCTTGATATAGCCATATTTTATCTCCTTATATACCTGCTACGTTGTTTCCTAAGATATGTTCATTAATCATAACTCTAAGAGCAAAGCCCTCTTCAGTTGTGTCAGAATGATCAGGATCTCTTGAAACACCTATTATTTTTAGTTGAGCTGTTGCTGCATCTGTTGTTGCTGATATCTTTGATTCAGAATTGAACAACGGCGCGCCGCCATTAGCTGTAACTTGATCGGCACATTCTCCTACTTCATTAGCATCGAATGCAGTATCTGCAGACATTACTTCAAACATTTGTTGCGGATTATCATTGATAAGTGCAACTATGTCTGTAGCTGTGTTAGAAGCGGGCGAATAGTTCGACCATGTTGGTTTACTTGTTGTTGCGTCTGTATAAAATACACCGTTAAGTACGCCGAGGTTATTAACCCCTCCGTTAGCGGCAGTAAGAACAACTCCATCAGCAGTCAAAATTGTCAAAGCGCTATGACAAATTAAAGCTGAAGAAGCGGCTACATTCCACTCACTTAAACCGGCATTATTATACGACTGTCCAACCATCTTAATGGGTTTGAAACCAAACCCTGTTGTTGAAGCGTTAGCCATATTATTTTCTCCTTATGAACCTGCCCCGAGGGGCCTCCAGTTCGGTTTATAAAATTTCGTTGGTTTAAAGTAAAATTACTTTTTGCCACCGAAGGTTGTACGAGTTTGCATATCAATATCGATAGGCATTCCCCTATGCTGTTCCTTCATAAGATCGTTGTCGATTGCACGTTGTTGATCACTAGCTTCTTTAGCATAATAATCTTGTCGTTGTTTTGCGATCTCTTCCGGTACCCTTGTCAGCACAAGGCCTCCGTGCCCGATTACCCCTGCGTATTTGCCATCCATGATTGCTGGAAAGTCCTCATTTGGATATTCATCAGATCTTACAAGTTCATAACCGGACCTTAAGCGTCCTTGTATGTTCTTAGTATCTTGAAATCCCATGATTTCTATTCTGACCCATCTGTGTCTGAATCCTTCTGGCGCGTTGGGCGTATCTAAGTACGATGGTGGAGTCCAAGGTTTTGTAGCAGCTTTGGGTTTAATCGTAGATGCTTGTGAATCTACTTTTGTAGAATCGCTTTTACTTTGGCTCGCACGAGTTGGTTTATTGTTTATCATATGCCTATACCTCCTTCGTGATTATAAGTTGTTTCGCATACTCTTCTAGTGGCACACCTAGCTTTCTAGCTATTGTTACCTGTGTCGGTGTGAGCTTCACAGTTTTGCGACCAGTCTTTGAACTACGCGTTGCAGAGGCAACGTTTTGTGTAGGTTTACTAATCTTTTGTTCTACTTTATCAAACTTATGGGGGAATTCAAGTCTTATTCTTCTATCCACCTCATTATAATATTCATCAGATTGTGGGTCCATACCCTCCTCTTCAGTAAGTTTTCTATGTAGGTCAAATGCTGTATAAGTCATGGCATTATCTTTACCAAACCAGTCATTTTCCTCAGCCCATGCTTCCGCTTTAGGATCTTTTACAGGTGCTGGTTGTCTTACTGGTTGTTGTTGTAATGTAGGTCTTTCGTTAGCTGCGCTATCTTGCATAGCATGTTGAGATTTAATCTCAGCTAATTTACCTTGCTCATAACCTAATTGAGATATTTGAGTTAAAGCCTCTACTTCAGCTTTAGAGTCTTCATTAGTTCTAGCTGCTGCAAGTTTTGCTTGAGCGGCTGCTAACGATGATGTAATTCTGCCTTCCATTTCTGTGGCATAATTTCTATCTAAACCTGTGGCTGTAGCTTCATATCTATCTCTCTCACTTTTAATACGATTTGCATAAGACAAAGCTTCATCTTTTTGTCTTTCTGCTTCACGCATTTTTTTAGTTAGTTTTGCTATTCTTTTCTTAACGCC